TTATCTGAAGCTACTGTCATTAAAGTTGTAGTTGTAGTAGCAGATAAAGCAAATCCTACCGATTCACCTTTAATACTAGTTACTGATACTATATTTGGGTTTGCCATAATTTACTCCTTTTATCCGAAAACGATCGCCATTGCAATAGCTTTTCCTGTTGTTGCTGGTGAAGAATCAAAGGATAATTGACCAACTGCTGTAGTCCCTGATCCTGTAATACTCTCTACCTTTAAAAACGTCCCTGCAGTACAATTATTTGTAGGAAATTTTAGTTGGTAGCTTTGAGATGCGCTATGTGCAGGACTGATAAGTCTAATTCCATGACTATTATTTTCACAATTAAGAATAAGAGTACCTGGATTATCATTACCCCCTACTTCAACGGCACCTGTGCCGTTTGGGTATAGCATCAAATCTCTATTTGATGTTGTAACAATATTGTTATCGTTTGTATCTAAGTTACCACCTAATTGTGGTGACGTATCTTCAACTATATTTGAAATACCTAAAGCTATTGTATCAATATCAGGATTAGTTCCATCATTTGCAGTTGCAAATACAATAGCATCTCCTTTGTCTGTTGCTGAAAAAGTAAATGAATCTCCTGAACCAGAAGCATATTTAAACTGAACTGTATATGCACCTGATGTTGAATTTCTTAAAAAATAAAAAGTTTGTACATCAATTGGAATTGTAACTATCTGATTTCCTGTAATAGTTCCTGTAAACTCAATCATTCTATGAGAAAGCTCTGCACCAGTTGATCCATCAGAAACAGATAACGCAGTTGTTTGAACACCACCTGCTATTGATTTAGCAATGTAACCACCAGAAATTTGTTCTATAATTTGTAAATTAGTATTAGTCTTCGTACCCCATGTACCGGCATTTTCACCAGTTGCTTGAAGTTCTACACCTAATGGTGTGTATGTTGATGCCATAATTTTCTCCTATGCAGCGTCACTATAACTTGTATTTGATCCAGTTGCAACATCTGAATAAGTGTCATTCGAGCCTGTTGAAACATTAGTATACGATATATTTGAACCAGGGTCAACATCTCCATAAGCAAATATATCTACAGACCCAATATTAAACGATGCAGACTGTCCTGTCAATCCCACTGTAATATCTGTTATTGAAATTGATCCAACATTAGCATTAAAAGATTGACCAGTTAATCCTAGGCCCTCCTCTATTGTTAAAGAACCGACACTTGATGTCATACTTAAACTAGATGGTTGAGCTACAGCCCCACCTAATCCTACAATAGTCCCTTGACTAAATGTAGATTCTAATCCTGATAGTTGAACCGTATCGTTTGGTATTACTACCGTTCCAATATTAGATGTAAATTCTATACCTGTTAATTGTGCTTCTTGTGAAGATATTCCTGTAGCTGTGCCTTGAGACAATGTCATTGACACACCAGACAAAATTGCAGTTTCGTTTGGTGCTTTTGCTGTTCCTTGACTTAATGTCATGTCCTGACCAGTCAATCCAATGGTCATGTCATTGACTTCTACATTAGAAGTAGCAAATGTTGCCTCTTGACCCGTTAGTCCTACTTGCATGTCGACCACGGATACTGAACCAACAGAAGATGTAATAGATAATGTATCGTCTATTATAACAGGAACAAAAGCTTCGCCTTGTGAAAAAGTAGATTCTAACCCTGTAGGTGTTATTACCTGATCTGGTACATCAACTGAACCTATACTAGATGTTATTTGTATACCTGTTAAAGAAACAGAAATAGTTTGATCAGAAAGATCTCCCCAGCCACCATCACCACTCCATTGTTGAGCACCCCAACCTGTTTTAAAAGTTGTATCTGCATTCCAATTAGCTTGGCCCCAGGTGAACCTGCCCCATCCTGAAGTTGTCGACATGGTCGACCTCCTATGCTAATCTGATTATTGCGGCTGTCGCGTCGTTTGTAGGAAACTCAATTTTAAAAGTTCCATTACTTGCTGTTTTATCACCACCAAAAGCTATGATCGCTACAGCATCAGTTGTTCCTGAACCACCGTTTGTTGTAGTATTATAAATCATTGCTCCATTTGCAGTAAAAGAAGCTGAGGTATATGTTACATCACCAAAATCTGTAAATGCAGTTGTGCCTGTTAAACCAACTCCAGTATTAGTTAAAGTTGCACCACCTGCAGTATATGCAGTTCCTGATGTATTTGTAATTTCGTTTGAAGTTGAATAGTCTGTAGTAGCTGCACCTAAAGATGCAGAACTAGTAAATAAAGCTATTTTAAAAGTATGTCCACCTGATGAACTAAAATTGTGTTTACCTTGTAAAAGCTCTTGTTTAAAGCTTGAACATATTGCTGATGATATCGCCATAATTTATTCTCCTACGGGTTTGCTGAGTTTACTGGAATACGAACAGCGCCATCTGTGTAGTCATCTCTTCGTCTTCTGCCAACTTGTTCATTAGCAAACTTCTGTACTTCTTGTTTATATTTATTTTCGTAAAGTGTCAACATATCTATTGGACCTTTTAAAAAGCCATATGCCTCTGATAGGCAGCAATATAAAAGCCCATTTGGAAAATTAAGACTAATATAATTAGTATCATTATTTTCTAAAAGATCGGGCATTTTATTAAAATGAATTCTAAATCTATATGTTGTATTTGGTGTAGGAGATAGAAATATTCTACCAGATGTAGTGTCAGACTCTCCTGTGGCACCACCAAACATAGCATAATATTTAGGTTGACCTTGAGCTGCTGATGTCCCTGTTACATCCTGATATTCTTGAAGGTAAGACATATCTTTTTTTTCTAAAAATCTATTAGCCCCCGTAATAGCTGACCCGTTTGTGTCATATACTTGAATGGCTCTAACAAATAAACATCCTGCTGGTGCATTTATGGATTCTTGCCCAGCTACAAAATTACCTAATTGTTGTTTTCTATCTGCATCAATTGGCACATCTCTAAAAATTCTATATTGTGCGTTTAATATAATATTTTCTAAAACAGCATCTGTTAAAACATTAGAGTCTGTTTCAGTATAACTTCTTATTTGTGTTTTTAATCCTGATGCACTTAATCCAGCCATTATTTAATTATCTCCTGACACGCTGGACAGCTTTTTCTAAATCTTAAATGACCGTCGCAATGTTCTTTTTTTACCTCTTCATATAAAACAATATGAGGATCTTGTTTTTCAGGTTTAAATATATTTTTAATCCAATTCCAAATTTTATTTATCATGCGTTTACTGTGACTGGCCCTGCTGAAGCTATGTCACCTCCTCCTTCTAATGTTACTGAAGCCGTAACTCCAGAACTAAAAGTATAATTATTATCATCAACTTTAGTAATTGTATACCCCCCTGATGTATTTATTGTTGCTGCTGGTAAATTTGCAACATTAGAGGCATCTCTAAATCTAACGGTATCACTTGTTGATCTTCCATGATTTGGCTCATTAACTGATACTGTTGAAGATCCATTAGTAATGGTAAAAGCATTTGAAGGTAAGAGATTAGGAACAGCTGTTTCTGTTCTATCTGGTCTTACATTACGTAAAGATATAGAATCACCATTCATAGGTTTTGGTTCTAATTGTGGTTGTTTTGGCTCAAACTCGGATACATGTACAAATGATCCATTCCATTCTCTAACCATTTCTTTATATGGAAACTCCATACCAGATCTATCTGAAATTGCTTTTGCGTATTTACCTGTTGCGTATTTTGCCATGATTAATTACCTATAGGTTTGTCAACGTTACCACTTCTTTTTAATGTTAAAGAAATTATATCATTCATGTCCATAGCACCTAATAAAGAATTAAAATCATCAACTGATATGGGTTCTCCACCTAACTCTCTAACTGCTCTTACATAATCTTTATATTTTTCCATGTTATGCTCCTGGGTAATAAGCTTTAGGTGTGATGTATGTACTAGAAGCTGAACCATCTTCTGCTAATGCTCTGGCCAATTCATCTTCATAATATAATTTCATTTGTTGTGTAAGTTGTGGTTGATATTTTTGTGAAATATAAAATGCTAAACCAGCAACCATACAAGGCACAAATCTAAATGGAACATCTGTTGCATTTGTATAATCACCTACATCTTGAATTCTTTTTATATAATAAAAATGCATATCTTTAGATGCATTTGTTGAATCTGGTGTTGGATAAACATGTACTCTAATTTTATCAATAAATCTTTCTACCCAATATTGATTAGGTGTACCTTTCGATAATTTATTTGAAAATCCTGCATAAGTAGATCTGTCTACTTTTGTCATAGGACTATCAGATTGAGTTGTTTGTGTTCTATTACTTCTTAATTGTGCTTCAAGTACATCTGATATTCCATATATACCATTTGGATTTGATGTAGCACTTGTGCCATCATCACTTGATCTAAAAAAATCATACTCTGC